GCTGAACCAACCATGTATGATCAAGAAGCTTCAACTTCATCTGAAACTACTTCTAAACGTAAAGGTTGGCTCAAAAACATCTTTCCATATCTAACTCAAGCTAAAGATATTGTAAAAGAAAGTTTGTCAAATGCTGCTGAAGGAAACAAGCTTTGGGCAGAAAATCGTCCTAAACTTATGGCAATGCTAGACAAATTGGATTCTCCATATTTACCGAAATTAGTTGAATGTGATTTTTCAACTTTTTCAAGTTCTCTGGCTTCTACAAAGAAAATTGTTAATGATTTATTCCATACTCTCCTTGCAACTGTCACTAAATGGCTTGGCATTGATTATGCCAAGTATAAACCTGATATTGACGTCACAACTTTCTTCTTCTATTATTTAATTTGGAAAGACACCACTAATATTGGAATTAAGATTATGATTCTCGTCGAAGTTTTAAGCTCTCTCAAAATTATTGATAAATTTACTTCATATCTCCACAAACTTTGGCTTTTAATTAAAAAGATGGGAAACAAAGTCTTTCAAAATTGTATGAAGACTGCTGCTGAGGAGGAAGAGTTTGAAGCTTATATTCAAGAACTCTCTAAAGATACAACCAGATCAAATGAAGTAGCTGGAGAACTTTTCCAGACTACAGATGATCCAGAAGAAGATGTTTGTTCAAATACTTCTTTTATTGAAACAATTCTTGGATATCTTGAAAAAGGTTCTCCTTATTTCCTCGGAGCTGCTGCTACACTTCTACTCATGTCTTTTGCTACATCAACTCCAATTCTAGATCCTAAGAAATATGATTTTATGGCCTATGGTAATGAAATTATCAAGTCGGCTAGAAATCTCAGTTTTCTTGGTGCTGGTGTGGCCGCTGCTCCCAAAATTTACACTCATTTTGTTGCTGCCTTCAAGTGGGTTGTTGATCAAGTTGAAGCTATTGTTAAGAGTGATCATCTTACTCATTATCAAATTAACAAGAAGGCTGAAGAATGGATTAAAGCAACTTCAACATATTCTGGAAATTTAGCCTCTCGTTTAGTTCGAGCTCCTGAACTTTGCATTAATTATCTTAACTTGTATAATGATATGCTTTATCTCAAGCGTCATGATATTAAATTCACAGGTCGAACTGCTGTTTTATTTGCAGCTCGTGTTAAACAATTTGAACCATTCTTTGAAACTGTTAAAACTGTCATGCATCAAAATTTTAATTTAGAGGAAATGTTCCATATTCAAGTTTGTGGTGAACCCGGTGTTGGCAAAACCGATCTTTGCGATTCTTTGCTTCGTGTCCTCAAAGACGCATATGCGAGCTCATCTTTAAGTTTCGGTGAAGCTGCTCAAGGATCAGCCATAGAAATTATGCATAAATTCAACCAAGCTGGACATGGTTTTGGTGATATTTATAACATGAATGAAACACTTAAACACATGGATGCATATGAAGGTCAAAATTTCATCCGTGTTGACGATTGTAATTTGTTCAATAATCCTGATCCAGATGCCGTGACAACTCAGATCTTAATGTTATCCGGAACTGCAACTATTGCAAATAAAGCTAATCTGAATGATAAAGGAATGACTGTTCAAGCTAAG